AAGCAATTCCAGAAATAATGGTTGTTACTCCCAAGGCAATAGATACATCTCTGTTGTAAGACCACATAATTATAATTTAATATAACATTATTATTTTAAATTATTTTTAATTAACTTCTACTTTTATATCTTTTGTTGATTTAATTTTTTTTATAATAAAAAATCTTAAGTATTTTTTTTTTCCTTCTTTTGTATATCCATTACTTTTTCTAATTGGATCCATATTATAATTATTACTTTTCAATATTTGTCGAACTAAATTTAAAAGAGGCCATTTTTGCTTCTTTTCAGCACATTTTTGAAGAGCAGTTAAAGACCCACTACTATAAGTTTTTTTGATTTGAACCAAATCTTCCTTAATATTTTTATATTTTTCATTATTTAATAAAGTTTCTCTCGGGATCAACATTCCGTCCAACATTTTATAATCTTCGAATATAATTCCACATTTATTTAAAAATTTCTTCACCATTTGCTGGGTTTCAGTCATATAAATAATATTATATATTATTCTTTAAGTAAAAGTTAGGTCTTATTTTCAACTACTTAAAAAAAAGCACTAATCGGTTGTTAAAAGATTAAAATAAAAAAGTCTTTGTATATTGCATTTTGGACATTTTTAAAATGTCCATTTTTGAAAATCCCGATAAACTTTTTTCAAATTTTTGCAACGTTTTTCACTTTAGACCATTATGTAGGAAATTTTCAATTTCTTCTATAATTTTTTGTGACGACAAAATTTTTACTTCAAAATTTAAAAGTAAAAAAAAGAATTTAGGGGTTTTTTAATATAGCATTTTATATATACAAAATGAGTGAAAAAAACCCCAAAAAAAAATATGGTAACAAAAAAGTAGAATATTATTGTGAAAAATGTGACTTCTTAACGTCTAATAAAAAAGATTATACCAGACACCTAAAAACTAAGAAACATAATAGGCCAAAAAAAACCCCAAAAAAAACAACCTTTGTTGAATATAAATGTATATTTTGTAAAAAAAAATATAAACACCAGAGCAGTTGGTCACGTCACACTGTTAAATGTTTAGAAATATATAATAAATCTGTTGAATTGGAACAATCAATGCTAAAAAATATAGCATTTTCGGCTATATCAAAAAACCCCAAAAATGAAAATATTGAAGAAATGAACGAAAAAATCAAGGAACTTGAAAACGAAAAATCAAAAAATTCAAAAGATGAATTAATGATGAAAATGTTAGAACAACAAAATAAAACAATAGAGTTGTTACAACAATCTATCCAAACTACTCAAGAAATGTCTAAGAATGTAGGAAATAATAACAACAATACTATTTCAATTAACTTATTTTTGAATGAAAATTGTAAAAATGCGATGAATTTAACCGATTTCATACAAAATATGAATGTTAGTTTGGAAGATTTAGAATTTTCAAAAGACAACGGATTTGTAAAAGGAGTTACAAATATATTTACAAAACAGTTACAAGATTTGGATCCAACAGAACGCCCAATACATTGTAGTGATAAAAAGAGGTTACAATTTTATGTGAAGGAGGATGATGTATGGACAAAAGATACAAATAATGAAAAAATAGACAGAACTATTACAAATATAAAAATTAAACAAGTATTATCTTTAACAGAATGGGAAAAAGAAAATCCTAATTTTTTACAAGATCCCCAATTATTGGATAAATGGCAATATATGATGGCAAACATGTCTGCGATAGAAGGCAAGGAAAAAGCAAGTAAAAATATAGCGAGAAATATTGCGGAAGTTATTAATATAAAAGATGCTATGCCGAAAAAAATAAATTAATTTCATATATTATATGAATAATGATATAAGTTCAAATAATATAAATTTAGACGTTATTGAAAAAGAAGAAGAACAAAAAGAACCATTAGAAAGAAGATTAACAATAGATGTTCATGACCATATAATAGATAAGGCTTTAGAATTGGTGGATATGTCAAAAAATATACCAGATAGTGTAAGAACAAATATAAAATCATCTATAAAATTAAAAATAAATCCTACCGAAATAGATTTTACAGATTATGACGAATTGGAACCTATTGAATATTCGGACAATGAATTAGAAGAAGATTCCTGTAAGTTGATAAAATATAAAAAAATAACATATACACAGGTATATAAAAGTTTAACAAAATTGTATTTTAATGAATGCGAATATTACTCATCCGCTATGGACATTTTGGCTTCTTATGTTCGAGGACAAAAATTAATTTATATGGAATCTCATTATTATAGAACGAACCAATTAAATAAGTTGATGTTACCAGCAATATTTTTGTCATCTTTGGCTACTGTTTTGTCTGTTGGATTTGATGCATTGGCTTGGGGAGCATATGCTTTATCCGGTTTAAATGCATTCATATCTTTTTTATTAACAGTTGTTAGTTATATGAAGTTAGACGCACAGGCCGAAGCTCATAAAATATCAGCACATCAGTATGATAAATTACAATCTATGTGTGAATTTAGCTCAGGATATTATTTAATGTTTGCTAGTGTAGATAGTACTGTAAATGGGATTAATAATAAAGCAAAATCTATAAGTAAAAACGAAGATGAATTAGCATTAACGCAAAAAATTAAAGATATTGAAACAAAAATTAAAGAAATTAAAGAAACAAATCAGTTTATTGTTCCTAGAAAAATCAGGTACTCTTATCCATATATCTATAACGTAAATGTATTTTCAATTATAAAAAAAATAGAGAACATGCGAAAGGATTATATTACTCGTTTACGCGATATATCCAATAAAATAACATTTACAAAAGTTCATCCAAATTGGGTTCACCATCAAAAAGAAGCAAAATTAAAGAAATATTATAGGAAAAAGAAGAAAATATTAAGTACTATTTTGTTATTAGGCACCGCATTTTCGATTATAGATCAGTTATGGAAAAGAGAAATGGCTATTGCGGAAGACAAAAGAAATCATTGTTTTAGTAGATGTTGTTATCGAATGCCCAAGGATTTACGCGAAGGTAATAAATTTATAGATTTTGTATTAGATCCTTTTAGAGACTGGAAACCTATAGTTGATGTTGAAATTAATAGCGATGACGATGATGACGATGATAGTGATCACGATATAATGGTAAAAAGAGGTTCAATGCGCATATTTGGTAAGCTAGGAACAAAAAAACTTTAATAAGTGTAATAATAATCTTAATAATATCCTGGACATAAATCATTATTATAGTTATTCCATTCACATAATGTATCCCAGAAATATTTATTAGGTATTTTAGTCCATCCATAATACAAATTTATATATCTTTGCTGCCCCCAGCGCCCTGCTTCCTCTTCTCCTCCATATATTTCTCTTTCGGGTGTTATTTCAATAGCATAGAGCTTTAATTTCTTAATTACCCCCATAGGTCCAGCAATATTATATGTTCCTCTTCTCCAAATTCTTATTTCATCATTTTGTTTAAAGTTTTCCCAATCCGGACTATTACCTATTCTTGGTGTAAAACCAGCCACTACTTTTTTATAATATATTGGTCTATGGTCGGTTAGCATCTGTTCAAGACAGCGTAGTAAGTTATCGTGAAAATCTGGTGCATAGGACAGAATTAGTTCTATTATTTCTTCTGGTAATTCAGACATTAATAAAAAATTAAATAGTATATAACTATTCAATTTTAGGTAAATTTGATAGTTATAAATAGAGTTAAAAAATTTTTATGGGCCATTCCAACTCGTGAATGCTTATATATTTTTCTTATTTTTTCTTTTGTTTTTATATTTTTTTATTTTTAGTTATTTGGATTATATACGGGAACTAGCCTATCATATAGGCCATCATCTGCTGATTCCATAGTATCGCTTAGGTGAGCTAATACAGCCATAGCATAGTTGGAACCAGCATTGCCCCAACTTCTAGTGCGTGATGCTAATATGTGTCTAGATGGGACTACAGCATAACTATTCTCTATACTACGATTAGTGCTTTCAATAATACCCCTAGCTAATCCCATATTAATAGTTCTACGTAGTCCCCGTTGGCCCGCGGCTTCTGGAACAGTAGCTCTACACATAGGGCAACTGTTGTTACGTTGAAACCATGTAAGGATACACTTAGTGCAGAATGAGTGTCCGCATTCTAAGGTAGTCTTAGCCTTAGGAATCTGACTATAGCAGATACAACAGTCCTCCTTCTCATCTTCCATCTTGGATTGAGGCGCTTCTGTTGGTATATCCACAATAGTAACCATAGAAGACTGCTTCTTCCTTCTGGTTTTCAAGGCAAGACCATCTGGGTAGAGTCGGGCAAATACGGCATTACCCTCTTCAGTCCAGATGTTAGGGTGGTGTTTCTCTACCTTTCTTGTAGTCTTATGAATTTCAACCCTAAGGAATCTCCCATTTGTGCCCTTAGGGGCATTAGCACCATTACATAAGCGACGAATTGTAAGAGACGAATTACGTGGCATATTTTATAATTGTATGTAGTCTTTTGATAGTAAGTTATTTGTTGTTATAATTTATATCTAATTTCAGTTTGAAAACCAAAATCTTCAATTTTGATGTATGAAGGTTAGGGTTAGAAATTAGGGTTTTTACAAGTCAAGATCGAATATCTGAAAATTGAAATTTTTGGTTTTCAAGATATCTCAACTATACCCAAGCAAAAACGCAACCGTAAAACAAATTTCAAATAACAAAAAAAAACACAATGTCTTCTACTGGATTATACACTATTACCATTTCTGCCGCCACGTGCCGCAAACATTATGGAGCTATCGTCGATGAGCTTCAAAAGCGCCTCTTCACAGAGGAACGCACTTCCATTACCGCCGAGGACTTCTCTTCTGTGGTAGAAAATCTTATGGCCGAGGTAGGCAAGAAGACCTCAGTTGAACCTAAGACCAAGAAAGTAAAAGAGCCTAAGGGCCCAGGTGTTCGAGAACAAGCTCGCCAAGCAGCTCTTAAACAACTGTCTGAATTGGACGCAGAAAAGGCAGTTGAACTTTCTGACGCCAAGACAGTTGATATTAAGAAAGCTATTAAGGCAATCAACAAGGCTAACAAACCAGCCAAGGTCAAGAAGGTTTCTTCTACATCACAGTATCCTAAAACTGAATACACTCATCGACCAGTAAAGGTTGATAAGGTATCTCTCGAGGGAATCAATGGATCTAAACTTCGCGTAGCAATTAACAAGGAGACCCGTAAGGTTCATCGCCTAGTGGTTGAAAATTGGAGCGAAGAGGCAACCGCTAAACTTAGCGATGTATTTACCTCAAAGGACAATGAGTTGTATGACCTCCCTAAGGCTAAAAAAGTTAAGGCTCCTAAAAAGGCAAAAGCACCTAAAAATGTGAAGAAGACCAAGGATACCAACGCAACCAGTCAAGAGGAAAAGTCCGTTGAGCCAACAAAAAGTCAAAAAGACCTTATCGCTTCACTGGTAAGCAACGCGGCCGATGATGTTCTTACCAGTCCTCAATCTAAAGTAGAAGCTAAAGTAGAAGCTAAAGTAGAAGCTAAAGTAGCAGCTCAAGAAGCTAAAGTAGAAGCTAAAGAAGCTAAAGTAGAAAACAAGGTTGAAGTTGCCGATCCACAAGTTGAAGATGAACTCGAAGAGGAAGATCTCGATGAACTCAGCGAAAGCGATAGCGACAATGAGAGTGAGGATGACGAGGAAGAAGTCGAATATGACGAGGATGATGTTCAAGATTTTCAACACGATAGTTTGGCAGATGAAAAACTATTCATCGACAGTGAGTTTAGAGTATGGAACGAAGACCAAGAGTTGGTAGGAACATATAACGCTGCCACAGATACCATCTTCTAATTAAATATAAAAATAAATAAAAAATAAAAAACAGAAAAAACAAATAAAAAAACATAAAAACAGAAAAACAAATAAAAAGTAAAAAAAAAATAAAAGCATTCAAGAGTATGGAATGGAAGTAAAAATTTTTTCTTGACTTGATTTTATTGTAAAATGGAAAATTGAACTTTTTGGTTTTTATTATTAATTTAATAAAAAACAAATATAACAAGTCAAGAATACAAACTACAAACTACAACAACAAACAACATGCCTTATAATACAAATGGAGGAAGTCACCGAGATGGAGTTAGCAATGAGAAGAAGATTGTAGCACATTTAAACATCAGTAATGGTGCGTCATTGAAATTGCCCGAACTATTTGGCCAGGAAGGCCTACAATTCGTTCAGATTGGGGGAACAAAGTCCGTGAGTGATATGGACATACTAAACACATCTGGGACAAAAGTCTGTGGTGTTAGTATCAAAAATCACAAAAAGGGTTCATATGACTATGTGAATACCAGTAAACTGGGAAAATATCTCCCAGAGAGTGTAGTAACAGCCATCAAGACTGGTATTGCTGCTATTAAGACAGAATACACTGGTGACGAGGCGCGTCTTCCAGAGGCTCGACGCGCTGTTGAGAAGGTCCTGGAATCAGCTTTTGCTCAAATGAGCAGCGATGTAATCAAGAGAATTCTTCAGGTCATCAATGTCCGCAACCCCAAACTGGTTATGATTAATGATATCAAGGATAAGAAGCTCAAGTGCTATCACGAGTCGTCATTCACTGAATTGTCTGCTGAACCCTACAATACAAGCAACACTTACGCACTTAAGTCAACTAGAGCCAAGAGTAGTCGTCAGATCACCCGTAATGGGGTGGTTACTAATTTGCGCCTCAGAATTGTCCTCAACAATGGTGTCACAGCGCTTCTGGGACTATCTAAGTCCAATAAGTATTCAATTCCAGTCATCAAGATCCAACAGGATAAGGTGAACGCTGTCCTCGCAGAAACCACTATATATTCTGAGTGTGATTTCGAATAAACAAAAAAAAATAAAAATTAAAAAAATAAAAAAAAAAAATAAAAAATCAAAAAATCAAAAAAAATAAAAAAATAAAAAATAAAAAAGCACTCAAGAGTAAGGAGTGGTCAAAATTTTTTTATTACAATACTTCCATTTTGATAGGTATAATAATATTAGTAATATTTTGTTGAAACCCTATCAACATTTTATATCGTCTTATTTTTCTTCGAAAAAGGCTTCGTTTTCTTAACAATTTGATAATATTGTTATAAACTTGACTTCCTGTTAAATCGGGATGTTTTTCACTTTTATTTTTTTTGATATTAGATACAATATCCTTCATTTTGGTTTCTAATTTTTTTAATTTTGTTATCATTTGTTTTAGTTCCTTGGGAGCTTCCTTTTTACGTGAAAAAGCACGCATTTTTTTATAATTTTCATACGCTTGTTGTCTTTGTGACCAAGTAGTGTTTTCATTCATTTGAGTTAAATTATTGATACCTAAATTGTTGCATAATGGACATGATTTTTTACCAGTTCTAAACCAAGTAATAATACAATTTGTGTGATACTTGTGATTACATTCAGGGAGAGTATAAATATCGCCATTGAGTTCTTCGTGGCATATTGAACACATATCCGTCATTATAATAAATAAAAGTGTTATATTTTTATGTTATTATTCTTTTTTAAACAATTCATAAACAATTAAGAATCCCAAGTATAAAATATATAATTCACCAATATGAAATGGAGCACCATACATTCTTTTTTTAAATGTATAACCTATACCACCTATAATTCTAAAAATTAAAACAATTAACCCACCCATTGCTGTTTCTTTTGGTTTAAACAAACCTATTATTAAAAATAGAGGCATAAATACACTCATTAGCTCTACATTATTTTGATGTGCTCTTTGGGCACGCATATATTTATCAACAACGTCATCTTCTAATTTTAATTTAGATATTTCACTATCACGTGGATATAATGTAGGTGCCTTTAGTTTTGTTTTATTTCTCATCTGCATAACAGGAATTAGTAAAAGCAATTGTTGTGTCAAGTATAAAGCCAAAGCAATCAATAAAACAAAACCATAATTTTTATTAATTTCTAAAGTAGTCATTATATTTACTAACTCTATTTATTACTCATATTAAATACGCGAATAAATATACAATAAAAAATTTTTTAATATATAAAATATTACCAAAGAACGGTCCTAACCCACTTAACTACGTTCCCTACGAAAATGCTATCGTCAAACCTACTTTTATGGTCTATTGGTAAATTTGGATTACGTGATACCTCTGTTACATTTACTTGGGTTCCATCCTCCTTCTCGTAAATATTGTAACGAGTACAACGAGAATAAGAATTTCCATTCCTTTCTATCTTTATTTCACTTAATTTCTCTTGTTCAAATGAATAAACACCAAAGTAGGGTGTATTCTCATCAGTAATAAGAGTAATTTTCTGTGTGCTGGTTGATTGGGTCATATTTTATGTAAACTACTTGTATATATATTTTTAAATCAATTTTCAATCAAATTTCTTCATCTGTCTATATTTGGTCATCTCAATTATTTAAATGAATTTATATATTTTTTCTAGTTATTTTCCAATCCTACTATGGCTACATTACCGAATATTTTGAATTTAAATATATTACTTGCTTCTTCATTTAATGGTAGTCTATACATTCCGGATTCGTTTAAAAACATATCTCTTCCATCCATAAGTTTTAATACTTCAAAATATCCTTGTGTTATTTTTTGTAAAGTTTCATATCCTGGATCTTCATCAAAATAGTAAATAGTTTTCGGTTTCTGTTCTGTATTCATTATTATATTACACACAACAGAATAAATATTTAAATCAATTTTAATTAAAATATTGAAATAATTTTTTGGAGAATTCTCCGTCGCTTTTATAGTGTATTCCTGCTTTAACTCTGCATTCATCACATTTTAAAGCAATGCTATCGAACAAATTTTTTTTCTCAGGATATTTTTTTGATAAGTGTGATGCTATCAAAAAAGCTTGATAAGCGTGTCCTGCTGGATATGCTGGTGTTTGAGACGTTAATGTAGATAATGGCTTTAACTCTGTGTCTATTTGATATGGTCTTCTACGATTAATAAGTATTTTAAAAAACATAATAATTAAATTTTGACTAGTTGCTATATCATTTAAATAACTTAGAGTTTCGTTGACGTATGGAAGAAACGCATAAGCAACACTTTCGTTTGTTTTATAAAATAAATCGATATCTTCTTGTGTTCTAGATTTCATTATTTTCTTCATTAAATCTAAATCTGTTTTATTATTTGGATATACAGGAATAGTTGGTAAATAATTTACATAGCCCTTAAAAAAATTAACGTAAATCATATATATTACTAAAATAAATACGATTTTTTTTGTGTTTATTTTAATATTCATTTATTATTAATACTTATTATTTTTTGATATTAAAATTTGAAAGTTAAATTCCTTCTAGATTTAAAGTCTTTCTTTTTAGTTCTTTTTCCTAGAAATTTGAAGTATTTATTAGCAAGATTAAATCTCTGCTTAACTTTTTTAGCATTAGGATATTTTTTGGTTTTATGTTTTAACATAGCCTCTAATCTAACTTTCATAATCATTCCTACTTGCCATATTCTTTTATGTGGATACTTTTTAGTTTTGTAAAGTCTCTCTAGTTTTTTGATAGTATCTTTTACATCTTTTACAGTAGTATATTTGATAGGAATAGTATCTTTTGGATTTTTATCAATATAGACATCAAATGATTTACTAGGGTCATTAGGATTGTATAAGAATTGTTTCTTTTTATTTTTCTTACGTGTCTTTTTCTTTTGGCGTTTTCCACCTTTTAAACCTTTTAAACCTTGTGATACAATAACAGCTTTCAAAGCTTTTTCAATTTCTCCTTCTGGATTAGATTTTGTAAATGATTTGTCATAAGCAGTATTTGGTGATGTTTGTAATTTACCTAAATTTTTCCTATTATTCTCTATCTTTTCCGCACTGTTTTTTATTCTTAATCTTAATGCTTCTAACTCGGGCCTTTTCATTCCTCCTCTTTTTCTACGATTATTTTTTCTTCTACTTCTGCGGGCACCACCTGGAAAGGGTGCGTTACCGACGTCCTTCGCAAGGCGCCAATATTTGCTAGGGTTCACTAATATATCAGGAATATCGTCGAATGCGTGTTCCTCTCCACCGACTGCATTTAAATATTCATCTACATCTATACATGAATCGCTTATTTCTAGACCACATTTAATTGGGCCCTCAAGGTCTTCACCTATAACAGCATTACAACTTAAATCATCAAGGTTCTCGTTACAATAATCTCTTAAACATTCTGTATGAGCTACACAACCGCAATTCATAAAATATGCTGTTTTTCCCGGTGAGCGTGGATACAT